TCTTCAAATTCATCGTTTTGAGTTGCATCCGTTAAATGTGTTAAAATACTTATGATTTCTCTACCGTGTTCAGTATGAGATACCTTGTCTAATTCATCAATAAAAATAATTGGATTCATACATTTAGTTGTCATCAGAATATCAGCAATTCTTCCCCAGGTGGAACCAACATAGGTAAAGTTATGACCTACTAAGGTTGATCCATTAACACTACCGCCGATAGGTAAAAATACAAAAGGTCTGGGTTCTCCACTTTTATCAATTAGACATTTAGATAAACCATTTTTAGCTAAAGACGTTTTACCCGTTCCAGGAGGACCTTTTAATCCTAAAACAGCTCCTTTTGTTTCTCCGTTAATCCATTGAGCAAAAAGTCTTTCCAATTGAATCTTAGCTTCTTTATGACCGAATACTACTGAATCTAAAACCTTTCTTACATTCACTAGATATTCTTTCTTTTCTATTTTATAATTATCCCAATCTTTAACTCTTGGGTCCTGGTCTTTTCTTAAATCATTAATATGATTATCCACATCATTATCTGAAAATAATTTATCATTATCCAAAGTTCTTATAAACTTTTCCTTGAAAGATATAACATGATTTTCTTTATAAACATTAAATGGTATCTTTAATAATCCATCTAACCAATGTTGAGCTTTACTATCTCCTTGAAATGATGATTTAATAGATTTTAATTTTTCCATAGCTTTAGTTTTAACTTCATTACTAGCATTCATTAAACTAATTCTTCTATCATAAGGTAAATCTGATTCAGCAAATGAATGTAATTCTTTCTCATCATTTTCTAATTTAACTTTAGACAAATTTAAGATATCTCTAACTGAATAATGTAAAGAATAATAAATTTCTTGACAAATATCTTTTTTATCTTTTGCTTTAAAAACATCAAATAAAATATATGCTACCTTTTGATTATCTTCATTTGACATTAATAATAAGGTTAATATATCTATTTTTCTATATTTTGAAGCTAATAAAAATTCACTAATTAGATTGAATAAACCTTTGTTTTGTAAAACTTTAAAATCATTATACTTTTTCTTAACTTCTTCTAATAATTCTACTGAAGAAGAAACAATTAAATCTCTTAAATTTAATGTTTTAAAATAAGCATCCTTAAATTTTTTCAAAGGAATTAAAGTATCATTTTCAAATGCTTCTTGATGTTTGTTTATTATTTTATTAACAAAACCAGTAGAAGATGATAAATTTAAAAAATCATCTTTAAAAATACCTTGAATTACAATATATTTTTTATCACACCGAATATAAATACAAGAGCCATATTTATCTTCTATTAATGATACTGATTTAGAATTTTTTGTTATTTTAATATTACTATTCTCTAATTGAGCTATACATTCTGATTTAGTAAAATGATTATTTTTTTTTGGTGCATTTTTTAAAAATACAGTATTATTAGTTAACAATAAATCATCATCTTTTTTCAAACCTAATAAAGTCTCTAATAATTCTTTAGTTAATATACTTGATTTATTAGGAAATTCAGTTGCTACTGATTTTATTATAATTTCTTTTTTATGTTCTTCTGAAAACCAAACACAAATTACTTTTATAAATTTAGATATAAAAATAATAGTTTCAATTTCATCTTTATCAAAAAAATCAATCCAATTATCATTAAAAATTAATCTTAAAATGTTTTGAATATTATCTGGAGCAATGTGATTCATATATTTAATAATTACTTTTTTAATATTCTCCATTTTTTTATCAATTACGTCAAATTTATTTGTTTTAAGATATTTAAAAGTTATAGAATCTGGTAATTCATACATTAATTCTTTTATTTCTTTTAATTCAGTCAATATTGATAAATTATTTGACTCTGAATCTTGAAATATTTTCAATGAATTACAATGAGAAAGATTATTTATCATACTCATCAAGACATCTTTATAAAAATATATTTTTTGATTTATTTCATCTATTTTCCTTTTAAATTTTATGACTTTTTTCTTGAATTTTACTAATATTTGTTGGGTTTTTTCCATATAATAATATAAAATACATTATATTTTAAATTAAGATAAAAAATTTCTTAATTTAAAAGCGTTTTTCTTTATAATTTTTTAAGTTCATTAGCTATTTTCAATATAGTTTTTTTATTAATTACAAAATCTATAGAAACAATTCTCTTATCAATTTCCATATTGATACTTATTTTTACTCCTTTTTTATTATCTTCATTCACTATTTCAATATTTATTTCAGGATTAACTTTGTCTTTTAATGGCTCTTTCAAAATTTCAGATAAATCACTAATATCATCTAACTCGTCTATTTCAATATCTTCATTTTCTTTATTTTGTTTTTTTGGTTCATCATCGGAATCAATACTCCAATCTACTTCAACTTTTTCATCATCTTCTTCATCCTTAATAAGATGTTTTGAGTCAACGAGATGTTTAGAATCAAAATTTTTAGACATTTACTAAATTAAATGAGAAAAATATTTATTGCGTTTTTACTGGTGGTAAATCTTCATTTAATATGTTTGGAAATAGTTTATTAGAATAAATAGCAGCTAATTTCAAATGAATCTTATCACATTTTGATGATACTGTATTAAAATCAGTCAATTTATCATTAATTTTACACCAGTTAAACATTAGTCTTCTCATTCTGTTTAATGCACAAAAATTTTCAACAGGAACTGATTTCAAAAAGTTATAAATATCAGTTATTTGTAGATTATTTTTCTTCTTGTAATAAATTCCCCGAATCCCAAAGAGAATATCCTTGTATTCTTTAGGAATTAAATTATATAATTCATTATTAAGATGTTTCCCGGTTTTAATATCCCATAGTTTTTTAAATAATTCAAATAATTCAGAAGTACATACTTTAAACAATGCATCAATTGTTCCAATAGTATCATAAGACTCATCCGTTTTCATAGGATTTAAAATTTTCTTCAAATGATAATTTGTTTTATTTTCCAAAAATTCCTTTAGCTTATCTTTTTGATACAAATGAATTAATCCCATGAAAATATTCTTATCAGAACCAATACTCTTTGCAAATTGATATGCTTTTGATTGTAGTTTAAAAAGCTTATTGGTATCTGTAAATCTAATAATTATTCCCTCGGTTACTGGAGGTAATTGAAATTGATTTTGTTGATTAGCTTGGTCAAAAGTTTCCAAATTATCTAGTTTTTCTGAAACGAAAATATTATTACTTAGAATTTTACTTAAATCCATAGAATAAATATCTAACTCCTTTTGTGTCTTCTTCTCTCTAATAAATGGAATAACCAACTTTTTATATTCACTACCAAATTCTGATACATAATCAACAATATTTTTATTTTGATAATGAATCAAAACAAAGTAATAACAATTATCTTTATCTAATACAGATGTAAAAGATTCAAAACTTTCAAATCCAGAACTATTTAGTACATCCATAAACATACTATAATGCGATTTTTCATCACTACCCCAGACTGAATCATTACTATTCAAACATCTCCTGGTTGATAGAAACCACTTGTCTTTAAAAAATAAAGAAAGCAATGTTCCTTCATAACACTTGGTAATTATTTTTTCTTTATTGGAGTTAACTAGTAAATAGTCAAGTGCATCATTATTAATCACAGGATTAGAACAACTGTATGAAATAATTTCTTTAGTATTACGGTCAATTACAATAGAACGACACTCTCTTTCCAAATCAGACACTGCTTTTTGTTCATACTTGTGATAAATTAGCATCATACCTTCTTCAGTATAATCTTTGGTTAAAATATTATTTTTATATAACTCTTTACGAAGTTCCTCCAAATTGGGGTACTTGTTAATATAATCGGTAATCATAAATAGGCTCATTATATTAATAACTCCTAAAATCTTTATATAATTTTTATTTAAACACTTTTTAATTATAAAATTTAATGACAGATGTTTTAGTTGGTAAAACTTTCACTTGGGAAAAAAAATCAATCACTTTTTGCAAGAACTGTGTGGTGGTAACTCCTTGGATTAATGGTACCTATACTTGGCTTGATAACTTTGTTATCCAAGCTATCTGGTATAATATTATCCACATCTTAACTTTCAATTCTGATTTCACTGAATTTACTTCAATATGTGAACCAAATAAAAGCAAAGTAGAAGGTAAACTTGTAAAAATTCATAGTGATTCTAAGATTGTTTCTTTACATATAGATTATAAAGACTCTAGTTCTGAATTATGTATGTTAGGTAAAAAATACAATGTGGATAAATCTTCTCAAAGAGAAAATCCAGGACCTAATGATAGTAATCACTGTCATCCTTATTCCTTATTATATCATTCATTATTTAAAAATAATCGTAATGATAACTTAAATTTTTGTGAAATTGGTATTGCGGAAGGGCGCTCATTGTTATTGTGGGAGGAATATTTCCCCAAGGCTCAAATTTATGGATTTGAAAGATGGCCTAAGTGGTTAGCAAACTGGACTTCTAATTACGCAGATAAAAAAAGAGTTCACGTAGATTATATGAATGTTTTATCAAATGATGAAATTATTAACCCAATGCAAAAAACTGGAGTAAAATTTGATTGTATTATTGATGATTCCACTCATAATTTTCTAGATATGATTCGTATAATTAAATTATCTATGACCTTCTTAAACGATGGAGGAATGATTATTATTGAAGATATTCAGAAAGCATTTGATGAAAGTTGGTTTTATAACGAACTTTCTGATATTCTTGACCAATTTGCAAAAGTATTATTTGTTGACCTAGAACACGACCGTAGAAATTCTGGAATGGTTAATAATGATAAAGTACTGGTATTGATAAAGAAAGGTGAGTCGGTGTTTGATTTTAATTTGGTTTAGTATTATTTATTATAATATAAATCGACCCCAACCAACAATTCTAAACACCTTATCATAATTATTACAAATCAATATCAAATCATCCTCTTCAATGCAACAAGGTTTAGATAATTCAAAAGTAAATAATTTTTTATTAATATTCGTTAATTTAGCTTCTGTATTTAAATTACCAATTTGTAAGTAAATTGTATCACTAACTTTAGGAGTCCATTTTCCATCAAAATCTTCAGTCAATGTTACATTCATTTTTACTTTAGAATATACCTCTGGTAAAGAATCTACAAATCCTAAAACTTGTCCTTCTAATTTTCCATCTTTACAAAAGAACGGATCAATGTCTGTTCCAAAAGCTACTAATCCTCCTGGTTGAGTATTAGTAATATTTTCTTTCTCAGTTTTCATAGACTTTATTGTTGTTACTAGAGGATTAATCATCCAAGTCCCATCTGGTTTCTTTCTATATTGACCTGGTTTAATAATAATCTTGTCTCCCACTTTTAATTCTCCTTCTAATAAACTCCCACCAATGACACCACCTTGAACAGCATCCCAATTAGTTCCTGGTTTATTAATATCAAAGGACCTTAGAATTCTAAAGAGTGGAGCTTTTGTAGTTGGTTCTAATACAGGAGGAAATATATCCATGATAGATTTTATAATGTTTTGATAACCGATTCTCCTGTTTAAAGCAGTTGGAATAATTACTTTTGGAGAAATTTCTAACTTTTCTAATAATTCATCTAGTTTCTCTTTCCTCTCCAGTGCTTTATCTTTATCTATTAAATCTAATTTATTAAAAAGAACTATTAAATTTTCTAGTTTAGCTAACTTTGCTGCTGCTAAATGTTGAATTAGTTGTTTACACTTTTCTATTTCTTCTGCAGCAGAAACAACTACTATTGCACCTTTCATCAGACTAACACTTCCTAACATAACTTGAATTAGTTCTTGGTGACCAGGACAATCAACAAAAGAAATATGATGAACTAAATTATAACCTTCAAGTTCATAAGTTTCAGAATTAGTTGTTGTATAATCCTCTCCATTTTTCCATATTTTTAAATTTGCATAACCAGGTTTAATTGTAATATTTCTTATTTGTTCATCGCTGTGACGTTGAGTTTTAGTTCCAGTTAACATAGAAACCAAAGTCGATTTACCATGTGAAACACTACCCAACGTCCCAATATTTAAGATAGGATGCTTTTGCATATAATTTAATAACTCGTTATTGGACATAATATAATAATATATAATTATAAGTATTTAAATTCAATTTTTCTATTTCTATTTAAAAATAAATTATAAACTACAATAATAAAATGTCAACACCTTCTCCCGATGAAATACAAAAGGTAAAAGATAATCTTAATAACATTATCAGTTTTAACAAAGATTTATTAAATCAAGCTAATATGAAATTAGAAAATGCATTTGCTCTTTTAACAGAAGCTGACCAATCAGACCTTGGTTTGCAAATAGGTATAAATTTATTAGGTGGTTGTTTTTGGGCATTAGGTAGTGTTTTAGGGCCATTAGGAAATATCCCAGCAAACTTTTTATCAGGATTAGTTAGTTATTATGGAACTGATACACCTCCTTCTCTAAATGGTTTATTTTCTAGTTTAATTATCCGTTTGCAAAATACATTTAATCAAGTTGATTTAGATTTAGCTATATATAGTCAAGACCCTGTAGCAAGTTGGGATAAAGTTTTAAGTGGAACATTTGATATTCCTTTTCAAAAGGTATCACCTAGTGGAAAGTTAGGTGATTTAGCTACGATTGATTTTCCAAAACAAGATGATCCTAATTATTATAAGATTCAAGATGCCTGCATTAAAGCCTTGGACCAAACTATTTGGGCAACACTTTTAAATAAATTTGTAATTACTCATTATATTTTAAGTAATAATCAACCTTGGGATGACCTTGATACAAATGCCTTTGATAATAGTTTTCTTCGTGCTCATAAATCATATTATCATACTTGGACTGCTATTGATAATACTGATAAACACGGTGGTCATTATACAACATGGGACCAAGAAGAATATAATATTGGTACAGGTGCTGGTTTATTTTCAGATGGTGCATTAAATGATGATGCTTGTAATTATCTTTTTATTAATTATTCTAGTGATATTGCAAATCCTGATGGATTATTTGATAGAAAAGATTTTTTTACAAAGTTGAATCTTCCAACAGCAGAACAATATATTAATAATCGTTTTAGGTTATTTACATACTTTAGATCAACTTATCAACAACCACGTGCATTTCATTTACTTAGAAGTTTTTAAATTTATTAATATTATTACTAAAAATACACTGAATAAGTTTTTAGAAAATAAATCAAGAATATTATAAGCTATATTTTTTTCTTCATATGGTAAAAATGCTACTATACCATAGATTGACCATATTACAAAAAAGAACCAATATAAATATATTTTATTTTTTTCTTTATTATTAATTAAATACTCGTCGTATATCATTTTAAAATAATATACAAATGGTATAAAACCAACTGCAATAGCTGTATTATAATCAATATAATTTAATTCCCCAGCTAATCCAAACAATAACATAAATACATTTAGTACAATTATTTTACTAATAAATAGTTTATTTTTACTTAAAAATTCTTGTAAATTTGTATTATCTTTACTACTTAGATAACTTATTAATGTTATTAACATTGTGGGTGTTGTTATAAGCCAATCAAAATATCTGTAAGGAGTTATATTTTTAATTAATTCAAAATTAATAAGCATCCAACTATAAAAAATAAATTCTATAATTTGAACACCAAATTCTAATTTTAGTATATCTCTAAAAATCATTTTATCATTTGGGACATCTATTTTTAATCCATATATATTGATTATACCAACAATAAATTGAATTATTAACGAAAAATATGCTGATTCATATAACATTAATATTTAATAGAAAAAAAAATGAATTAATTTAAATAAATAAAACTATTTAATATATAATGGACTCTTATATATTAAATATTAACAAATTAAATTATACTGCTGAATCAATTAGTATTGATAAATTTTCACTTAGTGTGGTCGGTAAAGTATTATTTCAAGATTCCCCTCTTACTATTTCACCTGGTAATATTTATGGTTTAATTGGTAAAAATGGTGTTGGAAAATCATCCTTACTGAAACAACTAGGGAAAACTAGTATCTTCTCGGAAAATAAAATTCGGGTTTTATATGTTGAACAAGAATTAGAAATGGATGATTCAACTCCTGCTGAATTTATTTTTAAATCAAATGTTAGATTATGTACATTAATGAATGAATCAGATGATATAGAAAAAAAGTTAGAAGAGCCTGATTCTGATTATGATCAATTAAATGAAAGATATAAAGAAATTCAAGATGAAATTAGAGGATTTACTAGAGAATCAGAATTAGGTAAGATTAAATCTATTTTAAAAGGGTTGGGTTTTACGGAAGAAAAGAGTTGTTTATTATATAGCGGAGGTTGGAGAATGAGAATTTCCTTAGCAAGAGCTCTATATTTAAAACCAGATTTATTGTTATTAGATGAACCTACCAATCATTTGGATTTAGAAGCTATTATTTGGTTAAGTAGTTATATGTCAGAGTGGGATAAAATTGCTATTGTAGTAAGTCACAACATTGGATTTCTTAATGATGTTTGTAGTTATATTTTAAATATTGAACATCAAAAAATAGTATCTTATAAAGGTAATTATGCTCTTTTTAAATTATCATTGAAACAAAAGTTAAAGGAAGAAGAAAAAACTTATGATACATATGAAAAGAAGTTAAAAGAGTTTAGGAAGAAAAATTCCAGAAATGCTATCGATGATTATATTAAAAAGAATGAAGTTAATAAACCAGAAAGACCTTACGATGTTTCTTTGAATTTTTTGAATGTACCACAATTTAAAAGTCATATGGTTAAAATGGATGATGTATCTTTTTCTTATGGAAGTAATGAAATTTTAAAATCAGTTAACATTGGAATAGATATGAACACACGGGCTACTTTAGTAGGTCCTAATGGTTCAGGTAAATCAACATTTATGAAATTAATTATGGGGGATATTGAACCAAGTTCTGGTTCAGTGTGGAAACAAACAAATTTAAGAATTGGATATTATAACCAACATTTTGAAGAGTTACTACCTCATGATTTAACTCCAATTGATTACCTTAAAAATCTTGTACCGTCTTCATTAATTGAGTCTGATCGAGAAAAAACTGTTAGAAGCTATTTAGGTAAAGTTAAATTAGAAGGTTCAGCACACAATAAATTAATAAAAGAGCTTAGTGGAGGACAAAAAGCCAGAGTTGCCTTTGTTAATTTGATTTTTAAAGAACCACATATATTACTATTAGATGAACCTACTAATCACTTAGATATAGAAACTGTAGAAGCATTGATCGAAGGATTAAAAGAATATGAAGGTGCTATTGTATTAATTACTCACGAACCGGAATTAATTAATGCATTAGAATCTGAATTATGGATAATGAATCCAGATAAAAAAACAGTACAAGTTTCAAAATCAACTTATGAAGAATATAGTGAGACTATT